AAGGACTTTATGAAGTTCGTCGAAGACCGGATCGCCAACACCGCCGCCAAGACGGGCCAGACGCCGCAAGAGGCGTTGCGAGGTTTTATTCGAGGCCGCCATCCACTACTGTCAATCGGGCCTTTTGCGGCAATGCCGCCCGCCGTCGCCGTTTATTCTCGCTTACGGCAGCAAGAAAGAGATCGTCAGCCAGAATATCATTAGGCATTTCCGGCCCCGAAGCGAACGGGTAGTTGGCGGGCAGATTCTGCCATTCTCGCCAACTCATGCGGGCGATCTCGATCCCGTTATTGAGCAGCCTGATCTCCCAGTGGTCGATGCAGACCGACCAGCGTGTCTGTGTGGTGAAAGCCATTATCGACTCCTTGCATTACATGCAAGATATAAGCCTCTTTGCTCCAGAAGCAAATGGTGCCATAAACTCGCACCCATGAAAGGCTGGGACCGATGAAAGGTCCCCCGCCATGGGCGAACACTCTTCGAAGGCGTTCACGACCTCCAAACTTGGAAAAATGGAGGCGTCCGGCGCCGGACCACGCGGCACGTTCGGCGATAAAGCCGCGCACGCCGATGATTACGGGCGGGAAGCCGCCAAAACGAGCGACTCGTCGTGCTTCGCCTTGGGCGGAGCGGCGAAGAAGCCGTCCATGGGCCGCGCCGGCAGAGCGTCCGGCGGGCGGGTCGCCCGCGCCGAAGGCGGGAAAGTCCGCGACATCACCAAGGTCACTGACGCGGGTCCGTTGAGCTACGGCGACATGCCGTTCGTGAAGGATGATGGCCTGAAGAGGCCGTTCAAACCGCGTGCTAGCGGTGGCCGGGTTGGACGAGCCAATGGAGGCCGCAGCGAGGGCGCGCGTGACGCCGAAGATGAAGCGCGTGTCAGCAAGATGAGCGGCGCCGACAAAGAGGCCTACGCCAATGAGCAGCGCGGAGGCCGAATCTCCCGCGCCAAGGGTGGCCGCGCCAAGGGCAAGACCGTCGTCAACGTCATCGTCGGCGGGCGCGATAGGGATCAGCAGCAAGCGCCGCAGGCGCCGCCTCCCATGCCGATGGCGCCTCCGCCGCCACCCCCGCCCCCACCTCCGCCTCCCCGTCCTCCGATGCCCCCGCCGCCAATGGCTGGACCGCCGGGAGCGCCGATGGGTCCGATGGGAGCCCCTCCCGGCGGGATGCCGCCCGGACTGCCACCGGGTCTCGGTCGTGGCCTGCCTCCGGGGCTTGGCCGCGCGCGTGGCGGGCGCATCAACGAGAAATACGGCGCCGCGTCTGGCCTTGGCCGGATCGAGAAGACCAAGCGCGAGGGCCATGGCAAAACCGAATTGCCGGAGCGCCATTCCTGATGGACGCCACGTCAGTCTTCATCGGCCGGAAGCTGACCGAGTGGATCGACGCGAAGAAGGCGGCGAATGAGCACGTCATCAAGCGGGGCATGGCGTCCGACTTCCCCGACTACAAGTACCGCGCTGGCTACCTGTCGGCGCTCGATGATGTGCTTGAGGAGTTGAAGCACATCGACAACGAGGAGGAGACAAACCACTTTGCCCGCGCATCGTAGAATCTTGACCATTCACCTCGAAGACCCCGCCGCTGTGATCTGGCAGGACGTGAGAGAAGACCTCCCGAAGGTCACGCCGATGAACCAGCAAGTTCTGGTCGCCAACTACGTCCGACCGGCAACGCACACGGTGGGCGGCGTTGAGATTGCGGAGGAAGCGGTCGACGAGGATCGCTATCAGGGCAAGATCGGGATGGTTCTAAAGAAAGGTCCGATGGCGTTCGTGAGCGAAGGGGCCATTCAGTTCCATGGGCAGGACGTTGAGCCCGGCGATTGGGTCGTCTACCGCGCTAGCGAAGGCCTCAAAGGCATGATTGGCAACCGCGAGGTCCGGTTCATCGCCGATGTCCACATTCGAGCGAAAATCGCGCACCCAGATGCGGTGTTTTAAGCCTCCGAGGACGATGAAATGGCCAGAGAGTCGAGTGATCCCGAACAGCAGAGCATGTTTGGAAGCCTTTCGGAGGACAATGATACCCCTCCAGAGGAGCGTTTAGAGCCAAAAACAGTCGTTATTGGCGGCGAATCTGTCCGAAAGGGAGATAAAAAGGTCGAACCGGAGCGGGGCGGCGAAGGCGGCCTCGATTCTCCTATGCGTGCCTCGCCGGAACCTCCGCGAGAGGACCCGGGCGTCACAGAACTCAAGCGCCAACTGAACAATCAGCAGCAAATTACTGCCCGGGTGGCCCAAGTGGCTCAAGATGAGCATCAGGCCCGGGTGTATGCCGAAAGAGGCCTCGCAACATCCAATCTATCGATGGTCGACCAAGCCATCGAGGCCGGCCAGAGGGCTTCCGAACAGGCCAGAGTGGCTTTTCAGGCGGCGTTGGACCGGGGCGACCACAAACGGGCTTCCGAGGCGCAGATTGCGATAGCTGATAGCCGTGCCAACCTCTTGCGTCTGATGGAGATGCGCGAAGGCCTCGCGCAACCAGAGCCACAGCGGCAACAACCGCAACCGCAGCCGCGTCAGGCTCCTTCACCTCAATATCTCGATCCGACGCAGCAAATGCAGGCCAACGTCCAGAATCTCTCTAGCCACCTAGACCGAACAGGCTTTCCGAAGAGTGCCGCGTGGATCAGAGCCAATCCAGAAAGGGTCAAAGACCGAGACGCGATCAACAAGGTCGATGGCGTACACTCGTATCTCACCAACACACTCGGTCTCATCCCGGAAACGCCCGACTATTTCGACCGGCTGGACGAAGAATTGGACCGCGCAGAAAGCGGCGAACGGGGCAAGGAGATAGTTCGCGAAGGTACCCGGTTGCGTCAGATGGAAGCGGGGATCAAACCGCAACCGCGCAGCTACGCGGCTCCTTCGCGCTCGGAAGCGCCGAGTTACCGCACTGGCCATACGCGCGGTGTGGGCGTGCATCTGACTGCCTTGCAGCGCGAGCACGCCCACAATGTCCTCGGCATGACCGATGAGGAGTACGCCGAATCCCTCCTCGATGCGCGCGACAGGGGAAAACTTTTGGGAGCTAGAGCATGAGCATCAACGACAGCGACGACTCTCCCTTCGTCATGGGCAATCGGCCCAACTATCGCAATAAAGATGAAGAACGCGAAGGCGTAACAGATCACATGGAGCGCGCACGCCGCAGAATGGCGGATATTCGCGCGCTAAACGGCGACTTAGACAGTGACGACAGCGATATATACGCTGACCGTTTCTATGCGGAAGCGCCTCCGGGCTGGAGCTATGAATGGAAGACCCATACCGTCTTCAATAAAGAGTTCCCCCACTACACCAATTTACTGATGCGCAATGGCTGGAGTGCGGTCCCATCATCGCGCCACCGTGAACTTCTCTGGCCCGGATACACCGATGAGGCGATCATTATCGACGGTCTCATGCTGATGGAGCGACCAAGGGAGTTGACAGACCGTAGGAGAATGCGCGAGATTAGAAAGGCCACCGATCAGGTACGTGATTCAGAGGCTAAGTTGGCGGAGGCTCCGGCCGGGACTGCGCCACGCGATGGTCACCGAAAAACGATGCCCCGGGTGGGTTCCACCGTTGGGCCCATAGGCGTTCCCGACTGACGACGGTAGGCTTGGATGCGGCGCTCGTGTCCAAGCTTGGCAGCATACCTGTCATCGTCCGGCGCTCGGTGATGACGACCCCTCTCAACCCGCAAATGCGGAAGGGATCGTCATGGCCAATGCAAATGCACCTTTCGGTTACGCCGACTCTCATCGCCTCGGCGCCGCAGTCAACTACCAGATGTCCCGTCGCTGGATTCTAGCGACCAACAATAGCCCCATTTTCACTGGCGATCCGGTCCTCCAATTGTCGACCGGCTATATCGCTGCGCCGACTGCGCCCGGTGCGGTCCAGATTGCTGGCATCTTTGTCGGCTGCGAGTACATGAGCGCCTCCTCGAAAAGATGGGTAGCCAACGCTTACTGGCCCGGTAGCGACGCTGTTGTCTCTGGCACCGGCTTCGATGTCTTGGCGAAGGTGATTGACGACCCGCTTACTGTCTTCCGCGTGCAGGGGAATGGCCAGATTACGATGGCGATGGTCGGCATGAACGGCCAGTTTGCCATGGGCTCTGGCAATACCGTCACCGGCAAATCCGCATACACGCTTGATGTCGTGACCAACGTCCCGGCCGTCACCACCACCTTCCCGTTCCGCATCATCGATTTGGTCCGCGATCCTCCGGGTTCGCAGGGCACCGATCTGACCACCCCGTACAATTGGGCGTATGTCACGTTCAATAATCAGGACTACAAGTCCCTGACGGGTATTTGATCGTAGAGGAGAAGTACAATGGCCGTATCGGTCTCGCAAGCCTACGATCTCCTGTTCCCGGGCCTGCGTAAAGTAGCCGGTCAATACAAGGACCTTGATCGGCTGTACCCAAAAATCTATCATGTCGACAAGTCATATATGTCCGTCGAGCGTACAGCCTCGATGCGATATCTCGGGCTTGCAGCATTGAAGAATGAAGGCGGCCCGACTACATTTGATAATCAGGCCGGTGAACGTTATGTCTACAATCAATACCATAAGGAAATTGGTCTTGGATATGCATTCACCAGAAAGATGATCGACGATAATCTGTATAAAAGACAGTGGCAGCCATCTAATCTTGGGCTTCAGAAGTCGTTCAACCAGACAAAAGAAATCTATGGCGCGTATGTACTGAACAGTGCGACCGTTTATGATCCGACTATCCTTGGCGACCAGCAGCCCTTATGCTCGCTAAACCATCCTGTCGACACGGGCGTCATTCCCAACAGATTCGCCGTCGACATGGACCTGAATGAGGCCGCGCTTCTCAACGCGCAGGCGTCGATCCGTGGCCAGTTCAGAGACAACGCCGGGCTGCGCATGCAGGCCCGCGCCAAGAAGCTGGTCGTTCCTATCGCGCTTGAGCCGGTCGCGATACGCCTGCTCAAGACAGTATTGCGCCCCGGAACGTCAGATAACGACATCAACGCAATTCCTGAGACAAGTGGAGGCATCCCTGATGGTCATCTAGTCCATGACTATCTGACCTCACCGACAGCATGGTTCGTGTTGACCGATCAAGAAGGACTGCTTTATCTTCAGCGCGTAAGCTTTGAATTAGATATGCAAGTCGATTTTACCACGGACAACTTGTTGGTTAAAGGTTATGAACGGTATAGTTTCGGGTATTTCGACTTCAGATCGATCTGGGGTTCTTTCCCGACTATGTAACTACTGAGGAAAGACTATGGCCAAAGAAACATTTTCTGGCCCTGTATTGGTCCTCGGTGGACTAATGGCTGGGCAAGGCGGCGCGGCACCGAAAGAATACTCTGACGAAATCGGGCCGAGTCTGTTCTGGGGTGGCTTCGGCATCCCCGCGACTGGAGCGAGGGTGAGCAAGGACACAACCGGGCCGGGCGCGATCCCCTGCATTACGGCAGTGAGCCCGATAAAGACCGTTAACGCCACCTTGACCGCTGGCGCTGGCACGCTGACAGTCGCAGCCAATGCGGTCGCCAATACGCCGTTCACCAACCTGACCACCTACGCGGCTGGGCGTGCGCCCGTGCCGATCTACACGAGCGCTGGCGTTCTGACGCAGGGTATCGGATTGGACCTCGGCATCGATACGGCGACCTTCCAGACCGCCGGGACAATCACGTTATCCGTGCCTGCCAATGCATGGCGCTACAACAAGCCGGGCCTCTGGCTTGCAATGCTCAATGGCGGCATTGGGGGCGCGTGCCTGTTTACTCAGGTCCAGTCGGTCAACACATCAACTGGCGTTATCACGGTCTTGCCCGCGCCAACTTGCACCAATGGCGCGACGGGCCAGATTTGCTTCACCAACCGCTACAATCCAAATTTGTATGGATCAGGTCCTCCGACCAGCATTGGCGGTGAGGTTCCGGCTGGCAGCGCGCGCATCAGCATTCCGGAATGCGGCAACGGGCGCGGTGTCGGCATTCTCGGCAGCACTGGCGGCCCGGCCAATATCCCGATCCTGATCCAAGGGACCGACTGCTACGCCGCCTATACCAGCGAGATCATCAACACCACGGCGGGCGCGTCGACGGCGTGGGGCAAGAAAACCTATGACACGTTCATCTCCGCCACGCCGCTCCAAAATGGAGGCGCGTTCAACTTCACCGTCGTCACATCGGACCTCATCGGGCTGCCGATCAGTGTCCTATCAGCCAATGGCCTTTATCAGGTACTGTTCGCGGGCGCGGCGGCGGGCGCCGCCAACTACACCATCGTTCCTGCGGACCTGACCAACCCGGCTACCCAGAGCACTGGCGATCCTCGCGGCGGCATCCAGCTAACTGCCAACGGGCCCGGCGCCGCGCCGACCATCACATGGGCGCCGCCCGCGCTGCTCACTGTCTGGCAAGTATTCGATCCGCTGGCGGTTATGCTATCAAGCGGCATCAATGGCGGCCCGCTACTCGGCGTGCCATCGGTTTAAGGAGGCCCCAATGCGAGGCGAAGAAGATCGCGAATGCCGCGCCAAGGGCGGCGGCATCAAGATGGGCGGCATCAAGAAGAATGTCATCCGCGAGTTTCATGGAGCGCACCCAAAGAACACGCCGGACGGGACGCTGTCACGCGGCAGCGGCATTTTCCGCGAGGACGGCGGAGCGGTGGTCGACCGTGCGGATGGCGGCATCGTCAAGCGCCTCAAGGGAGGCCGGGTCGCGAAGGCGATTGGCGGCTCGATTTCCGGCGGCGGCAAGAAGCCGTCGATGGGAAGAGCGGGCCGAGCGCGTGGCGGCGGCGTTGGCGCTGATCTCCATCCAAGGACACATAATGCGGGCTCTGGCCCGAAGCAGCGTTCAATCATGCCTGAGAGCGACGCGGAGCCATAATTCGGAAAGGACTTCCCACAGCCTTCTTGTGATGGCAGCCCAGCCTTTCATAGGGGCGTCCGTTTCCGCATCGCCGCCCAGACCCTTTGGGCGGCGTCTTTTTTAGGAGGCCTAGATGACCGTATCGGCCAAAACGCGAGCAAGCCTTCCCGCCTCTAGGCTTGGCCGGCCGAAATCCGGCGGCTTTCCCATGCCGGATAAGCGTCACGCCGCCATAGCGAAGGGCTTCGCCGCCATGCACAACGCGCCGGACAAGGCGGCCATCGATGCAAAGGCAGATCGCATCCTCGCCAAAAAACGCGGCGGGTTCATCGAAGGCAAAGGCAAGAAGCCCCATCTCGGAAGGAAAGCCTAATGCGCCCTGTCACAGTCAACCTCGGACCCGGCGCAGCGACCAACGCCACGTCGGCCATGGCAAATCTCGATGAATGGGCGGATGCGCCTCTTGGCGTTCAGCTTGTCGTCACCGCAGGGACGGCCACGGTGCAACACTCGATGGACAATCCTTGCGATCTGGTCAACCCGGTTCCTGTCGGATCGATGGTCTGGGATACGAGCCTTGTTCCGGCTGGCGCCATAGGCGCAACCGGCACGATCTCTTTCTCGATTGCAACCGCGCCGTTATGGATGCGAATCCTAGCTGCGACGGGCCCCGCAACTGCTAGAATGACATTGGTGCAATACAATGTCACTGAGCCATAATGTAATTAGCGTCCGATTCGCCTCGGAGCATAGCGCATGAGGGCAATCACTGCCACCGTTACGCCCGGCGCAACATCGGCCATGGCGCGTATGGATAATTACGCAAGCGCAGGGCTTGCGGTGCAGATCGTCGCTTCCGGCGGCGCGGCCTTCTCGCTTAGGCACTCACACGATGATCCTAATGAGTTGGTCAACCCAGTCCCTGTCGGCTCGATGGTATGGGGTTCTTCCCTGCTTCCGACAGGCGCCGCGAATGGCACGTCGAATATCTCATTCGTCATCATGGCCGCGCCGCTCTGGATGCAATTCAACCTGACCAACGCGACCGGATCGGCGCGCGCAATCTTCCTTCAGGTTGGCACCCATAGCCATTCCAATATCGTGAGCGGGCCATTCGCTGCTCCGCATTTGATGGAGGCAACGAAAGAGGGCACGAACTACGGGGCCATGGCGAAATGAGTTCCGACCTCGCAACGACGCTTACCTACGTCGCCACGGCGGGGCAAACCGCATTCGGCCTTAGCGTCAATGATCGGTTCGGAAACACTTTCATCCTGTCGGCGGCAAATCTGGTCGAGGTCACCGTTGGCGGGGCGCGACTCGCGATGGATGACGGCACTGGGTTTGGTGGCTATCGCATCAATGTGCCGCTGAACAGCGTTATCTTGCTTTATCCGGCAGGGGTTGGATCACCTGTCATTATCGATGTCTTCGGCGGGGTAGGCGCCCCAGCGTATTTTGAACTCGCCACGACGCTCACCTACGTCGCCACGGCGGGGCAAGTCGTGTTCAGTCTCGGCTCCAATGATCGATTCGGCAATAAATTCCTGCTCGTCTCTGGGTATCTCGTCGATGTTACCGTAAATGGCGTTCGACTCGCCTTGGACGATGGCACTGGGTTTGGTGGCTATCGCATCAATGTGCCGCTGAACAATATCTCCCTTCTTTATCCAGCGGGGAGTGGCTCGGCCGTCATTATCGATGTTTTTTCACCCGCCACTCCGGGTCCGGGTCCGGGTCCGACTCCGACTCCGACTCCAACTCCGACACAGCCAGTTAACACCTCGGCGACCTATAACTTCTTCCCGTCCCTTGGGGAATGCACGCTGAATGCCCTCTCTAGGGTACAGATTCGTGGACCCATGGTGTTCGCGGAGCACCTTCATCAGGCGTGGATGGAGGCCAACCTGATGCAAGTGGAATGGAGCAATCGCGGGCCCAATCTGTGGAAGGTCTCGGAGGAGGTATTCGACACGGTTTCGGGGCAGGCGACCTATCCAATCCCGTCGACTGCAATTATGGTCCTTAACGTCACTGTCGGTATGGGAAACCCGCCGAACGAGCAGGAACTGACCATCACGCCGATGACACGGCAAGAATATACGATGCAGCCGAACAAGGCCATTCAGGCCCGGCCGACATCGTTTTGGTACGACCGGGCGCTCGCGCCAACGATTACTTTCTGGCCGACGCCCGATCAGGTCTACCACATCCATGTCTGGTCTTACGGTCAGCAAATGGACGCAGTGCAGCGCGCCGCGATGCAGCTTGAGGTGCCGTACCGTTGGCTTGACGCCGCGTGCGCCGGGCTCGCTGCGCGGTTGGCGGTCCACTATGCTCCGGCTCTTGAGATGCAACGCAAATCACAAAGCGATTCGGCCTATCAGATCGCCGCAACGCAGGACACAGAAGCGGGCTCTATCTACTTCCTGCCGATGGTTGAGACCTACTTCGATTGAGGTGAGGCAATGGCTTACGCTTCCAGAGCCGGACGGGCTGTCTGCAACCCGGAGAACCCGCGCGCCTATGGGGTCTGCGACCATTGTGGCCTGTGGTGGAATTTGTTCAAACTAACATACGAATACGAATGGCAAGGCACGAAGCTGATCAACAAGCGCTTCCGTGTTTGCCGCGACTGCAAGGACCGGCCCAACCCGCAGCTTAAGGCGCGGCTCATGCCAACCGATCCGGTCCCCGTCAACGATCCTCGCCCAGAGCCCTACCTCTACCCGCTCAATCTCCGGTACATCGTGACAGAGGTCGCTGAGATCGATCTTATTACCGAATTGTCAAATCAGCCGCTGGAGATCGAGTGATGAACCGCATCGTTCGACCCGGGTCTACGTGGGCGCCGCCCCAGCCGAAGGATATTCCGCCGATCCCGGGTATTCCCGGCCCGGTCAGTTCAGGGGCAGGCATTCCGATCTCCGAATTGCCACAGGGCGGCCCAATCGTCGGTCCGGAACCGATCCCGGGCGTGCAGAACGGCATTACCGTGCAGTTCGAAGCCGATCAGTTGACCGGCTTGACGGGGCCGCAGGGGCCACAGGGACCGCAAGGTTCGCAGGGGACTGCTGGGGCTCAGGGCATCCAAGGCATCCAAGGCCTCCAAGGGGATACGGGGCTACAGGGTTTGCAAGGCGACCAAGGCATCCAAGGCCTCCAAGGCATTCAGGGGAACCAAGGCATCCAAGGCATTCAAGGCATTCAAGGCATCCAAGGCACCCCCGGCCAGACGGTGGTCATCGTTGGGCATTTCACCAACAATCTGCCGTCTAGCCTCCCTCCGAATGGCATCATCCCAGCCAATTGGGATTCTGCGGGTAATCCGGCCACGACTTTAACCTTGTCTATTGGGCAGGGGATGCAATACACCGTTAATGGGCATGTCTGGTGCTATGTTGGAACGGCGTCTGTCGCTGGCGGGTGGGAGGACCTCGGCGCCGTAGTTGGACCGCAGGGGCCAACCGGGGCAACCGGCCCCACCGGGGCAACCGGCGCTACCGGAGCGCAGGGTGTCCAAGGAAACACTGGCGCTACTGGCGCAGTGGGGCCAGCCGGTCCTACGGTGGTCAGCGCTAACCCGTCGAACATGGCGAGGCTTGGCTCCGACGGCTTTCTGTTCGTGCAGGATGCGCCAAATGACGCCTATATTTATTTCCGTCATGCCAATGGCTGGCAAAGCAGCGGTGCGGTAGCTGGGGCAATTTCCACCGGGGGCATAGTGACCGTCAACGGCGGGTCAATTCGCACCATTGGCACGGCTCCGGTTAATGACCTCGACTCCAGCGGTGCTCCCGCCAATCAAAAATTTTCGCGCCATCAAAGTGATACGGCCGGCAACTTGCACTGGCAACTGCTCAATGACGCCTATACCGCTGCCAACGAAATCATCTATGCGACCCGCAGTGGCTACACGCTCAGTGGTCTGACGTTTGGCCCCAGTTGGCAAACCTTTGATAGTTCCGGCAATGCCACTTTCAGTGCAACACTGAACGCCGCTTCGCTTACTACGAGCGGCGAAATCACGGCGAACGGCCATGCCTGCCGTGCGGGCCAAGGCGGCGCTCTCAGCGGCAACCAGTTCAACATCAACTGGACCGGGACCAATGCTGATCTCTGGATCGACGTCACCAATGAGGGACACATCGCCACCCAGTCTTTTATCGCCGGTTTGTATGCGCCTCTCGCCAGCCCGACCTTTACTGGCACTGTGACGACGGCGGCGCTAACCACCACTGGGACGGTGAATTTGTCCAGTGGCGCGACTTCGACCACGCCAGCCGCAGGCGATAATTCAGCCAATGTGGCAACCACGGCGTATGTGAAAGCACAGACGTGGGGTTACCCGGCGCTTCCGGCGGAAGTACAGCAGGTGCCAGTCAATTTTCCCTATCCGGGCAAACCGCCACCGAGCGGGGCTTATGGCAACAGCAGCAGGCTCTCCTTTCCGATATCGCTTTGGCTTCCAGCGAACTGCGCTGGCTCCCGGGCGCAATGCGACACGGCTCCATCAGCCAATGCACAGTTCTACATTTACCATGCGCCCTATCCCGGGAATGGGCCGGCGGGGTGGTCGCAGATCGGCACGATCACCTTTTACGCTGGGACTTATATTGGTTATTTCTCGTCTTCGGCGCAGACCTATAACGCTGGGGATATGTTCGCCATCAATTGCCCGGGATCGCAGGATGGCAACCTCGCCTACGTCGCCATCACGCTTTTATTTTGGCGGCTGTGATGGCTGAGAGCAAGTTTGTGGGAGTAGTGCGGGATTACGAAACGAAGGAGGTTCTCGCCATTATTAACCCTGACGATGATGCTGAATTGGATAATCCACGCTGGATGCTGATCAAGGGTGGCGGCAAAGAGCGCGCCGTGGAACTTGTCAGAATGGAGCGAGGGGATTTTATGACGACTTCCAACCATGAGCAGTTGTTCGAACTGCTCAAGAAGCTGGCCCCATGACTCAGATTGTCTTCACTGGCACTGGCAGCGGTAGCTGGGGCAATCCCGGCAACTATCAAGCTTCTGGTAGTACATGGGAAGGCCTCGGCGCCGGCGGGGCTGGCGGGAAGGGAGCGAACGCTAATTATTCCGGCGGCGGCGGCGGCGGCGGCGGTCGAGGCTATATCAATAACGTGAGCACAGGCTTCCCGGTATCATATCATATCTCCCCCGCCAATGCCGGGAACGGCGACTATTCCTGCTGGGGCACCGGCAACTCCAATGCGTCAGGCTCTTTTGTCTGGGGCCAGAGTGGCGGCAACGGCAGCGGAACGTCGCATGGGAGTGGCGGCGGCGCGGCTCCCAGTGGCTATGGCGGCGGCGACGGCGGGCAGGGGCTGAGTGGGGTGGCTTACGCCAATAGCGGCGGGGGCGGCGGCGCGGCGGGTCCTTCCGGCGGTGGGTACAATGGCGGCAATGGCACCAACAGTTCAAGCAATCCGCCATCTGGCGGCGCGGCCAACGCCGGAACGGTGGCGGGCGGAGGCCCGGGCTCCAACGGCAATAACGGCAATACATGGAGCGGCTACGGCCCGGGCAGCGGCGCCGGCAGCGCCTACACCGCATCTCATCCCGGCAACAACGGCGGTTATTATGGCGGTGGCGGGTCGGGAGGCTACACCGGCAATGGCGCGGCCAACGGCTCCGGCACGCAGGGGCTGGTGATCGTCAGTTATACGCCTCTGCCGCCAGCCGCGACCGGCTATTTGAGCGTTCAGGAATCCGCCACCGACACGTTGGTGTTCGGCGGCACGGTGACCAGTACGTTCGATGCGCTTGGGCAAATACTGGCGGAATTAGTAGTGATAGATGACGCCGGAGTTGATCTGCACCACCTGTCCGGCGACGAGGTAATTGGTGGAGAGGTTGATGTCGCCGCCCCCCGCGCCGACAGAGAGTCCGTAGATA